GAGAACGAAGGCGGCATACCGGGTATGCGCGTCGGCCAGCCGGCTGCTGGCGCCGCCACGCCCGCACCGGCCGGTGCTGGCGCGCCCGCGCCCGGTAACTACACTTGGAACGGCACCGAAATGGTCCCCGCACCCTAACGTGGATATCTGACAATGGCCAACATCACGGTTACCGGTCCTGACGGGTCCACGTTTTCGTTCCCTGAAGGGACCGGCCAAGACATCATATCGTCCGCGTTGAAGGCACATTACAAACCTAAGCAGACCACGGGCGATTACATCACCGGGCTGGTCCGCAGCGCCGCACAGGGCGCCACGTTTGGGCTTGTGGACGAGGCCGAGGCCGCACTTGAGTCCCTGTTTACAAAGCCTGGCGTAGCCAACGTAGTCAGCGGGCAGACGCCGTATGAGACTGCGCTGGCCAAGCAACGGGCTATGAACAAGGCATTCGCCGACGAGAACCCGGTGTCGGCGTTTCTTTCAAGTGGCGCGGGCTCCATGGCATCCGGCGCGGGCGCGCTGAAACTCGGTGCCAAGGCCGCGCCGGTTGCGTACAACGCGTTCACCCGGCTGAACCCGTACGCGCAGGCGGCTATCGGCGGCGCTGCTGGTGGTGCAGCCAGCGGCTTCGGCGAGGGCGAGGGCGGCTTCCTGCCACGCCTGCAGGGCGCTGCCCTAGGCGGCACTGCCGGTGCCGTGCTTGGCCCGCTGGTTCAGGGCGTGGGCCAGGGCGTCCAGTACGCCCGTTCCAGCGCGGCAGACCGTGCGAAGTCGAAAGTGCTGAATAACCTGGCGCGCGACCAGATGACGCCCGACCAGGCGATGACGATGCTCGATGAACTCGGCCCGGTGTCTACTCTGGCCGATCTCGGTCCCAACATGCAGGGCCTAGCCACTGCCGTGGCGTCGGTACCCGGCCAGGGTAAGACGGCAGCGAAGTTGCTGGACGTCCGTCATACCGGCGACACAGTCAGTGAGGAACTTGGAGGCCAAGCCAAACGAATTACGGAAGCCGGCGAAGGCGCGCTTGGTGAGGCTAACTATTACGCCACCATCAAAGATCTTATGGAAAAGGCCAGAGCGGACGCGGCGCCGCTGTACGAGGCGGCGTACAAGAACAACCCCATCTTCGGCACGACGGCCACCAAGGGACTGGAGCGAGATCTGCAGACCCCGGCGGCTAAAGACGCTATGGCCCGTGCAATCACAATCGCGGGCAACGAGAAGGTAGACCCAAGGGGCCTAGGCCTGTCCATTGACGCTGCGGGTAACGCCACGGTCGATCTGTCCGGCAAGGCCAACATGCGGACGCTGGATTACATCAAGCGCGGCCTCGATGACGTGCTGGAAACGTACCGTGACAAGGTCACGGGGCGGCTGAATTTGGATGAAGCCGGCCTGGCTGTTCTGGATCTAAAGAATTCGTATGTCGGCCATCTGAAGACCCTGAACAAAGACTATGAGAAAGCACTTGCGGCCTACGCAGGCCCGGTGACAAGCCGTGATGCGTTGGAACTCGGCAGATCGGCGCTTGACCCCAGCCGCGCGCAGGAGATAACCGCCAAACAGGTAGCAGACATGTTGCCCAGCGACCAAGCGTTCTTCCGCTTGGGCGTTATGCGCCAGATGAAAGATATCGTCACCGGAGCGCCAGACGGCGCGGACGCGGTAAAGAGGATTTTCGGCAACCAGAAAGTTCGTGCCAAACTGGCTGCTGCGTTTCCCGACAACGCATCGTTCAAGCAGTTTGCCAAGACGATGCAGGCAGAAGCCCAAATGGCATCCACCCGTAATACGGTGCTGACGGGGTCGCCCACGGCGCCTCGGATAGAGAACATTCGGGATCTAGGCCCTGACATGCTTGGGGATGCGGTGGACATAGCGGCCTCAGCGGCGTCAGGCAACACCATGGGCCTGCTGACCAAGGCCGGTAAGGCTATAGCGAGCCGCACCGGGCAGCGTGTCCGCGAGAGCACAGCCAACGAACTGGCGAAGACCCTGTTCACGCCGTCCGCTCTGGCGCGCGAGGACATCCAGCGTTTGCTCATGACGCCGCGCTCGGTGCCTAACATGGACCCGAGACTGGCGGCGCTGATCGCCAGCGGTGCAGTAGCAGGCACCAACCGCATGAACCAGACAGAACCAGCGCGCCTAAACCGGATGGCACAGTGATGGATACTCAGACCCTCTTCAACGTCGCTGTCGGTCTGGCCGGCTTCTTTGGTGGCTGGGCGCTCACGCGCATCTACCATGCCATCGACCAACTGGACGGCGACGTGCGCAAAATGCCGCACGTCTACGTCACCAAGGACGACTACAGGTCGGACATCGGCGACATCAAGAGCATGTTGGGCAAGATCTTCGACAGGCTCGACGGCAAGGCGGACAAGTGAAGAAGCTGGTCGGAGTCCATCCCGATCTGGTGCGCGTCGTCCGACGTCTGATCGACGAGGGCGTTGCGTTTCAGGTCATCGAGGGTGTGCGGTCGCTGGAGCGCCAGCGGGCGCTGTTTGCCGCCGGTAAGTCGAAGACCATGAACTCACGGCACCTGACCGGCCACGCGGTCGATCTGGCGCCGGTGGTGAAAGGCCAGATCCTCTGGGACTGGCCTCTGTTCGACACCCTGGCGGTGGCCGTGAAGGCCGCCGCCAAGGCTGAGAACGTGCCTCTAGAGTGGGGCGGGAACTGGACTAAGTTTCGGGACGGTCCTCACTGGCAACTTCCGTGGGCTGAATACCCAGCCGATCCGCCACCAGCATAGCGTAGCCGGCGATATCAACCCAACTGTCGGCGTAGTGCGGATTGCCGTTCATGATGCGGCCGATCTTGTGCGCGATCATGTCCAGCGCCTCGCGCTGATCCTGCAGCATCTTCTCCCAGCCCGGCCAGGCGCGAAATGCGCCCTTCAGAGCCTGTGAGATGGCGGCGTGGTCGGCGAACACGCCGTAGTTCGCGCCGCGCTCTTCCAATACCTTCTTGATGTCGGTCATTGCGGTTTTCTCCCTTCTTCGTACTCTTCGCGGCGGTCCAACGAGTGATGTATCCAAACACCCTCGTCTTCTGTCGGTTGGCACCAGCAGTCTTCCGACACCGCGTGGTCCCGCAGATCGTTGATGGGCACGACGTGCCAGTCGTCGCTCATGGCGTCAGACACCACCAATCTCCATCTTTCTCGTAGAATAATGTTCCAACTCTTCAATCCGCCTGAGCGCGTCTATCAGGCCCTTCTCTACGTCATAGACGGACTCATTGATGGCGCAAAGCCGGGTGCGTAGTACCTCAATCTCAGCGTCCTGCTCTCGCAATCTTTCTTCGAGCCGCATGATCAATTCGTGTTCAAGCATTTCATGATCTCCTCTGCCGTGCGGACGCATCCGCTGTCCACCCAATCCAGCCAGCCCTGCATTGCTTCAATCAAGTTCCTGACCGCCTGCGCGTCATCAGGGTTGAAGCAGTGCTGGTTGCTGCCAGCGTCAAACGACATGACAAAGCTGCCGGTCGTGAAGCCCATGTTGGGGCCTACCTGCACGTTGTCGCTGTCTGAACCGTCGCCAAACGGGCCAATGTCCAGCGTCAGGAACTTGTCCTGATGCTCAAACAACTGGTGCATAAGCTCCCGTGTGGGTGATCTTTCCGCCGAAATGCGGGAGAATGTTCTGGCCCGCAGTTCCTGAATTGCCGCCAGAGATCGCTGTAGAAGTTGATGGTCAAAAGGAACCGCCAAGTGGCTCTCAAGACGATCTCGGATATCCTTCAAGATGTCGTTCATTCTTTTCCTCCAAGGGCAAGACGAACTATCATGTGAGAACAATGTTCTTTCATATTCCCGTAGTAACACGCAAATTCACAGTCAAGAGGGTCGCACGAGATGCTGATTAACACGTCTTGCAGTCGCTCAATCTCTTTATTGAGAGAGACAATCTGTTCGTCAAGTTTCTCGATAAAACCATCTCGTTCCCTAAGTCGCCTGATTGTCGCGGTGTGTTCCTCAAGGTCCGACTTGTACGATGCGGCAAGGCTCAGGTATCTCTCGCTGTCCGCCCGCAGCTTATCGACCTCAGCGTTTATCACCTGAAGCTGGTGCTCATGATGGTTGCACCGGTCAACCATAGCCCGCAACCGCTCGATCTCGTCAGCGGCCTTGAGGTACAACGCGCCGTCAGCAAGCCGGTCATCTCGACCAGCAGCCCGCATCATCTCCACGATGTCAGACACTTCATAATCTCCTTCCGTTCGCGCTTTGCGCGCAGGATGCAGTACCGCTGGTGCAGGCGCAGGAGCGCCGTCTGGCGGGGGTTCGGGCTAGCCATCTCCTCTTCCAGCAGTTCCCTGACGCGGTCCTCGCTTAACACCAGGCACGCGTCGGCCAATAGCCTCACGCCTCTGAACGCCATGATTTCAACTCCTCGATAGCCAGGTCAGAAATCGTTCGCTTGTCGCGCAACGCGGCCCACATGCGGGCCTCGATGGTCCCGTTGGTTAACAGCACATAGTTCCAGACCGGCTGCGTCTGGCCGCCACGGTGCAGCCGGCCGACCGTCTGCTCGTACAGTTCTAACGACCAGGGCAACGACATCCAGACGATGTGGTGGCCGCCAGCCTGAAGGTTGAGCCCGTGCCCGGCTGACTGCGGATGGATCAACAGCACCTCGATCTCGCCCCGGTTCCACCGCTCGATGGCGTCTGGCGCGTCCAGCGTCTCGGCCTTGGGCAGGCTCGTCAGCAACAGTTCCAACTCGGCCTTGAAGTTGTAGACGACGATGGTGGGCGCGCGCTGGTTGCCCTCCAGGATGGCGCTCAGAAGGTTGATCTTGTGATGGCTGAACACCGCCGTGCCGGTGTCGCTGTAGGCAAACCCACAGGCGCTCTGCTGCAGTTTGGACGTGAGGGCCGCTGCATTCGTGGCGACGATCTCATGCGCCTCGTACAGCGTCGTCATGGTGGCCTTCAGTTCCTCGTAGGGCCCGCGCTGGTGGAGGTCACACGGCATCTCTACCGTGTTCAGCGGCGGCAGCTTGTCGGCGTACTCGCCGGGTTCCAGCACATAGGTGGCAGGCCGCACGCGCGCCATGACCTTGTCCAGCGAGCCGGTAGCCGGCACCCACTGGCTGGTGTCCCGGTCGATGCAGTGAAAGTACTCGGTGAGGAACTTGGTCTTGCTCTTGCCCAGCAGTTTCTGGTCGATGATCTTGCACTGGCCAAACACGTCTTCAAGCCCGTTTGACGTGAACGATCCGGTGAGCCCCCAGCGCACGCCAATATGCGCCGTCAGGCGGTCGAGGGCCTTGAACCGGATGCCCGACGTGCTCTTCAGCCGCGTCAACTCATCGAAGACGATGCCGTCGAACTGGCCCACCTCATGGACGGTCAGCGTGCCGACGCTGTCGTAATTGGTGACCACGACGTTGGCGCCCTGATTGAACGCGGCCAGGCGCTGGGCGTAGGTGCCCACGGCCACCGACACCTTGAGGCTCGGCGCCCACTTGGCCGCTTCCTGCACCCAGACGTGCTGGGCCACCCGCTTGGGCGCCAGCACCAGCCACCGCGTGACCACGCCGTCAGCCAGCATGTCCTCCATGGCTGTCAGCGTGATGGCGGTCTTGCCCGCACCCATAGGCGCCAGCACCATGGCCCTGTCGTGCTCGAACAGGAAATCGGCAGCGTCTTCCTGATAGGGTCTTAACTTCATGACCACTGCTCCGCCATGGCGCGGGCTATGCCGGGGAAAAACCGGCTGCGCTCCTTCCACCGGTCTGGGCCTGGCGGCATCCGGTGAACGCGTGCCTCGCGCCCGGCCACGATGTCAGTCGGCACCAAGGCTGGAAGATTCTTCAACCACAGGCATGTCCGCTTGGTCTCGCCATGGCCGAACTGGTAAGGCTGCACCGACTGAGCCGGCGGCGCGTAGTTGATGATGCGGCTCTTGGCGTGCCGGTGCATGACAGGGTTCTCAACCGCTATCCGAGGTATAGGCGCGTTCCAGAAGGCGCTGAACAGCGCCGCACCTTCCTCTAACTCTGCCCACATGCTTTCCTTGGTGCGGTCAGCCGGCGGCTTATGCAGCCAGCGCACGCCGCTGTTGCACAGCCGAGTGCAGGGCGGATGCGCCACAATCAAGTAGTCCCAGCCGTCATTAAGGATGCTGCGCGCATCGCCTTGGATGTGCCTGTTGGACCCATCCTCGCTGGGCAACAGGTCACACGACCACGCGTCGTGGCCGCGCTCCAAGAACGCGTTGCGCACCGTCCCCGAGAACTCGCAGGCAATCAAGATCCTAGCCATTCGTCTACATCCTCCTTTGACCAGATGGTCCGATACTGCATCCCCAACTCGTCCATGCGCCGCGCAAACAGCATCTGCAGCGGTGATAGCCGGCCGCCTGGGGCCTTCACCTCAATGAACCACACCACGCCGCCGGGCAGCAGCACCAGCCGATCCGCAACCCCGGCATGACCGGGGCTCACGAACTTGTAGGCGATGCCGCCCAGCGCCTTCACCTTGACGCGTAGGTACGCCTCGATGTCTCGTTCTCTCATACAGGTCACCCTATTGGAAATTTTTTATTGACGCAAACAAATTTTCGGCGGACAGTCGGCCGGTCAACAACGAGGGACGACATGATCAGCACCAGGAACCCCGGCGACATCGGCCAGTGGCTGCGCAACGCGGCCCGCACGCCCGCCCAGCATGAGAACCGGATCGATCACCTCGATGAACTCGTCGGGCTGTTGGTCATCCGCGAGATGTTCAAGCTGGAGGGCGTCGAACTTCTCAGCGACAAGAGCCGCGCCGAGATCCAGCAGGATCTCGACGCCGAGTTGGAGAGCCTGCTGGCCTTGATCGGGCAAGTCAGCGCGGCCGAGTTCATGTACATGGACGAGGAGGTCCACTAATGCAGCATAGCACCATCGTCGGCGGCTCGACCGCCAAGCGCGTCATGCACTGCCCCGGCTCTGTGGCGCTCGTCGCCACGATGCCGCCCAAACCCTCGTCGTCCTACGCCGACGAGGGCACCCTGCTGCACGACACCATCGCGCAGATCATCGACAAGGGCACCAAGGCGCAGGACTATCTGGGCACCGTCTACAACGGTGTCGAACTGACGCAGGAACTGATCGACACCAAGCTGACCCCGGCGCTGCAGGCGCTCGATGAGATCGACCCCAACGTCGAGATGCAGATCCAGGTCGAGACGCGCGTTGGGTTTGACCGAGATCTGCCGGGCGTGTTCGGCTCGACCGACGTGCTGGGCCGCATCAAGGACCGCGCCATCGTACTGGACTGGAAATTCGGCGACGGCGTGCCGGTGGATGCTGAGGAGAACGAGCAACTGATGTTCTACGGGGCCGCCGCGCTCCGCACGCAGGGGCTGGAGTGGTGGCACCTTGGCGCTGACGAGGTCGAACTGATCATCGTGCAGCCGCCGCACGTCAGGCGCTGGGTCACCGACTTCAGGCGCCTGCAGACGTTCAACCGCGACTTGATCAAGGCGGTTAAGGTGGCCCAGCAGCCCGACGCCCCGCTCGCAGCCGGCGACTGGTGCCGGTGGTGCGCGGCCAAGCCGGTGTGTCCGGTGATGACCGGCGCTACCGACCGGGCGCTGGCGGCGCAGATGGACAATCTGGACGCGGCCAAGATCGGCGAGTACCTTCAGAAGGCTGACATGCTGGAAGGCTGGGTCAAGGATCTGCGGGCGCTGGCGCACCAGATGCTGGAAGCCGGCAAGCCGGTGCCGGGCTACAAGCTGGTGCCCAAGCGGGCCACTAGGCAGTGGACCGATCAGGAAGCCGCCTACACGGCGTTGACGGCGCTGGGTCTGACCGACGATGATGTGTGGGAGCCGGCTGAGTTGCTCTCGCCGCCCAAGGTCGAGAAGATTCTGAAGAAAATGAAATTGGCGCTGCCGGCGGATGTCGTCGTCAGCGTCTCATCGGGCACCACGATGGCAAGCGAGGATGATCCTCGCCCCGCCGTGGGCATTTCCAGCGACCGTATGCGTGCGGCGCTGACTAAACTGGGATGATCTGAAATGACTGCTATCGTAAAGTTTGGTGCGGCTAACCTCCCCGCCCCTTCCGGTCTGGCCTCTGCCCTTCGCGGCATGGGCGCTACCGCCGCCGCGCCGTCAGGCGTGATGTTCCTGCGCATGGACAAGACCGGCCACTGGGTCTACGGCCAGGACAACGTCGAGGTCGAGGATGGTAGCCTGTGGGCTGTCAACCCGTACAGCTTCGTTCATGGCTTCGTGGCGTGGGGCGAGGGCGCCATGCTGGGGTCCAAGATGGTCCCGATCAGCGAGCCGCTGCCCGATCTCGGCCCGGCTCCTGCCGGTGCCAAGCAGGGCTGGCAGAAGCAGATCGGCTTTGACTTGGCCTGCATCTCTGGCGAGGACGAGGGCACCAACGTCCGCTTCTCTGGCACCTCGATGGGCTCCATCAAGGCGTCGGGCGCGCTGGGGCTGCTGATTGCTGACCGTGTGGACAGCGACCCGGCTACGCCCGTTCCTGTGGTGTCGCTGTCGTCTGACAGCTACATCAGCAAGAAGGGCTTTGGCCGCATCTACAACCCCATCTTCTCTGTGCAGAAGTGGATCTCCCTCGACGGGCCGGCTGCAGAGCCAGAGCCGGAAGCCCCTGCGCCGGAAGAGGCTACGACGCGCCGCCGTCGTCGCGCGTAAGGGAGATGCGAAAGCCGGCGGGTGGGCTGTCTCCCCTCACCCGCCGGCGAGTAGCACTGCATGATCCATTATCATGGTTTGCCTATCACGCCAGCGACTGCGGCGGTGAAGGCAATAGAGGCAGGGCACGCCTTCGTGTCCTACATGCACGCCGATCAACTGACGCTGGCCATGGCGGTCTGCCAGTCTTTCGCCGTGGACAACGGCGCGTTTAGTGCCTGGGCGTCCGGCAAGCCGATCACCGACTGGTCAGCGTTCTACGCCTGGGCGGCGGATTGTTCCCGCGTGCCGTCTTGCGACTTTGCAGTCATACCTGACGTCATCGACGGCGACGAGGCAGCGAACGACGCGCTGCTGGATGAGTGGCCGTTGTCGCCGGTCTTTGGCGCTCCGGTCTGGCATATGCACGAAAGTTTAGATCGACTGGACCGTCTCGTCCGCACTTACCCCCGCGTTTGTTTTGGCAGCTCTGGCGCATACGCCACGGTTAACTCTGCCGAGTGGTGGGGGCGCATGGCAGACGCTATGGGCGTGGCGTGCGACAGGGGGGGCCGACCGTTGTGCAAGTTGCACGGGCTGCGGATGTTGAACCCCCGCGTGTTTACCAAACTGCCGTTGGCGAGCGCCGACAGCACGAACATCGGCCGCAACGTCGGCATAGATAAGAACTGGTCGAAAGGCCATTACCTTCCCCCTACCAAGGAGGCTCGCGCGCAAGTGATGCGACTGCGGATCGAGTCCCACAACGCACCAGTGAGGTACGTTCCCGATGAAACTTAAACTCGCCGAGACTTTTGTCTCGATACAGGGCGAAGGTCATCTGACCGGGAAGCCCATGTTTTTCATCCGGTTTGCCGGATGCAACGTCCGCTCATGTAATCTTCACCCCAGCAATCTTGACCTGTGCGATACGGACTGGTCGATGAAGGCGCTGCTCGATCATGAGGACCATATTGAGCAGTTGGCGGTGCAGGCCCGCGATCTGATGGGGCACCAGGGCTGGGTGTCAATCACTGGCGGTGAGCCGACAGACCAGATGGACGCGCTCTGTTTTCTGGTCAACGAACTGCGCCGACGCGGTCTTCAGGTCAACATCCAGACATCAGGCACAAGGCTGTTACCGTGCCCGTGGGACTGGCTCACCGTGTCCCCCAAGTGCAGCGTGGCCGGTCTTGAGCAGCGGTTCGGCAACGAGTTGAAACTGGTTTACCAAGGCCAAGACGCAGGCGAACTGCGTTCGTGGCAGCGGCAGACCAAGTTCTGGAACTATTACCTGATGCCGCTGCATCGCGACGGCCACCCCAACACTCAGGAGACGGTCGACGCCGTGTTGAACGTCACCGGGTGGGAACTGACCACGCAGGCGCACAAGGTGTGGAAGGTGTCATGATCCTTTGGTGCGATTTTGAGACGCGCTCTCGCTGCGACCTTCGGGCCAGGGGCGTCTACACCTACGCGCAAGACCTAAGCACCGACGTGCTGTGCATGTCCTACGCCTTCGACGACGGCGACGTGCAGACCTGGGTGCCGGGTCAACCACTCCCCGCTGATGTTGCCAACCACAAGGGCCAGATACGCGCGCATAACGCGACGTTTGAGCGCCTTATGTTCTGGTATGTGCTGGGCGTCAATTTCGAGTTGGAGCAGTTCTACTGCACCGCCGCGCAGGCCCGGTGCAACGCCGCCCCTGGCTCGCTGGAGGACGTGGGCCGTTTCTACGGGCTGAACGTCCGAAAGGACCACCGAGGCAACCAGCTTATCCGGCTGCTGTCGATCCCCCAGAAGAGTGGCGAGTTCCTTGAAGACGCCACGCTCATGGCCGAGATGGTGGCCTACTGCGAGCAGGACGTGCGCACCATGCGCGCCTTCTCGACGGTCATCAGGGATATGACCGACGAGGAGTTGGCCGATTACCATGTCAACGAGCGCATCAATGACCGTGGCATCAAGATCGATCTGCCTCTGGCCAGCGCGGCAGAGAAGTACAAGCACATCGTCAAGAACGAGTTGAACGCCGCCATACGCGCGCTGACTGACGGCGAGGTGCCCTATGCCACGTCGGCCAAGGTGGCCAACTGGCTCGCCGATAACCTGGAATGCGGCATCGTCAACGACACCCTTCTGGCGTCGGGCAAACTCAGCTTCTCCAAAGATGTGCGCGCCAAGCTGATGTCGGTGGCCGAGGACGCGCCGCAGGATTTCAGCGACACGGCGCTGGCTGTGATCGAGACAGTCAACGACGCGTCAGCCAGCAGCGTGGCCAAGTTCGAACGCATGGCCGCCTTGGCCGACCCCGAGGACCACCGGGCCAGAGGGGCGTTTGTCTTCGCCGGTGGTGCTGCAACGGGGCGCTTCGCCTCGTTCGGTATCCAGCTTCACAACCTCCCGCGCGCCAGCCGCGGCGCTGACCACGACGCCGTGCGGGCTGACCTGATCGAGGGCTACAACGACTTCGACGAGCCGGTCAATCAGATCCTGAAGAGCATGTTGCGCGGCGCCTTGGTAGGTAGCTTCGCCATCGCCGACTGGTCGAGCATCGAGGCGCGCGTCAACCCGTGGCTGGCCGGGCCGGCTGGCGCCGACGTGCTGGAACTCTTCAAGAGTGGCAAGGATCTCTACAAGGTCACGGCCGCGCGCATGTTCGGCGTGGCCGAGGCCGACGTTACCAAGGACCAGCGGCAGATCGGCAAGGTGGCCGTGTTGGCGCTGGGCTTCGGCGGCGGCCCCGGCGCGTTCATGGCCATGGGCAAGGCCTACGGCATCCATCTGGACGACGACGATGTCGAGTCGATCGTCCGCCAGTGGCGCCGCACCAACCCTTGGGCCACCACCTTCTGGGCGGCGCTGGAGCGCGCCTACCGCACGGCCATGCGCCACAAGGGCGAGGTCGCGCGCGTCTC